ATACCAGTGCCCCGCACCGCCGACTGGACCAGGATTAACTCTCAAATCAATCATGCCGGCTTCTTGAGAGTTGGGTGAAAAAGAAAAAAGCATCATAACAAAGAATAGTACACGTTTCATTTGCACATCCTTTTGTATGGGAAAGGGGGACGAATCCCCCTTTATTTAGGTTTTTTTCTTCTGTTCCTTATTTAATTCTTTCTTTTGTTCAACATAATACCAGTCTCCAGTAGCAGGATCCTGTTGATGTTTCTCTGCTAATTTAACCATAATAATTTCGATTCGTCTTGCTTTCGCAACGACTTCTTCGATATCAGTAGCACATGCAAACGAAGAAAGAAAACATAAGGCAGTTAGTGCCAATGCTTTCATTTTAGTCCTCAGTTAAAAGTTGCTTCTTACCCTTAGTTTTGCCAATTGGGATAGCGCGAGGCAGCTTCTCTTTTGGGATCTCTACTTTCAGGTCTATGACCAGTAGTCCATCCACAAAATCCGCTCCGCTTACAACAACGTGTTCTGACAACCTAAATGTGCGCGTAAACTTCTTTGAAGAAATACCGCGATGTAGATACTCACGTTCTTCACTTGACTTGTCACCAGTTACAACCAAGATACCGTCCTTCACTTCAATAGTGAGGTCGTCTTTGCTATAACCTGCCAAGGCAAGTTCTACAGTGAAGTTAACATCATCGTGCTTGACTACGTTGTGTGGAGGATAGAGTTTGTTGTCTGCCATATCTGACAGTCTCTCAATCTCTGACCATACGTGATCGAAACCAATGAAGTGTGAACGTGGAAAAGAAAATGCTTTAGATACCATAACGGATCTCCTTATATTAAGCAAGATTGTTGTTATACTCTACCAGACCATTCTGCGTAGAGAGGTGGCGACCCGTATCCCACGGTATCGCCGGTATTATTTATACAAGTCCAATTCAAAATTAGAATTCGTATAAATAAATTCAGTATTACAATAATACTACAGTTGTATTACAGTTATATTACACGCCGTGAGGCGACAACCCGTTGTGAAACGGTAGGAGAAAAATCCATGAAAAACATAGCACTCATTCTGCTCATCATTCCATCCCTCTCATTCGCAGACGTAAAATCATCTGACTTGCTACCTGTAGTTCGTTACGACTCAGAAGTGTTTGTCCTTAAAGATAAAAAAGGAAACGAATACGTTGTCGAAACAGATTGCGATATTCACATTGATGAGATCAACGAATTCACCATTCGATCTAAAATGGTTGTCGAGGGGACTAAGATAAAATTTGGTAAAGGAAAATACTGTGCGGTGACTACTATCGTCACCACCTAGTCACTTCTTTCCTATATCATATTTCGCGCATAAAGTCCAAGCATCTTTGTCCCTGAAAGAGATAATCTTTATCTGTCTTAATGGGGCAAGGTTCTTACATGCTTCTGTATTCACCACCTCGACTAAACCCCAGTCGCTGAGCAGGGTCGCTATCGTATTCCTGCGCATAATGTCGGTTTCTTCTAGAGTTGACTTCTTACCATCGAGCAGGAAGAGCTCTTTGAAGTGTACGATAAAGTACCTTCCCTGCTTATGAAGTATGTGGCAAGATTGAAAGAGTTTCTGCTCACGCTTACTAGCAACACCGATACGTGTTAGTGTCTCGCGGACTTTCAGAAAATCATCAGGCTCATTCAGGGTCACTTCCAGCATTTTATCTGGGGACCAATCTACAATATTGTTGTCCATACAATTTAATCCATTCAAATATACAAAATTGTTATTATTCTACATTATGATATAATGCATGCTAAAGTATTTATATTTTTTTCTTTCCTCCTTTGAAGAGACTTTTCTTTAGCAGGATTAAATCCTCTGGACTAAACAGGTCTAGCACTTGCCTCGCTTTCTGCTCGCTGTAGTTGTACCGCTCCTTGATCATATCAATCGCTTCGTTCTCCTCTACCTTATTCCACTTGGAGAATCGCTTTCGTGGTCTAAGCGCAAGGCGAAGGAAGTCAAACTGCAGTTTATTGTCGATCATATGATAGCGATTCATCTCATTCGCGAAGAGCACCGAGTCCGAGAAATAACTCAGACCACGGTTAACGATGAATGCGTTATACTTCTTCTCGTCCTCAGGAAGCGCATCCTTAAGAAGGTCTTCCTTGGTAGAGTTAATAGCATTTAGATAATCAAATGGATTACTGCTCATAAACAAGATCCGTCATAATATGATGCTCGGCGTTCCAACCGTATCGTTTGAGAATAGTCGGGTCGGCAAGCGTGTGTTCGCGTTCGCCAGTCACTTCCTTGACTGGCAGGTTGTTATTTGGCCATACCTTATTCGCCATATCGACAACTGATACGGGCATACCATTACCCACATCAATCGACCGATATTGCTTCATGGATTTGAAGTTCTCGATACAGATATCAATGGCGGCGCAGACGTCATCAACATGCGTCCAGTCGCGCGTGTGGTTGGTCAGGTAACCCACCTTCCGCTTGATAAGCATATCGTAAAGCATATCTTCACGACTGTTTGGTCCATACACTGTATGAAAGCGGAGACCGAGGGATTCCTCGGGGGCAATGCATTCCATCATCCACTTGGTACTGGCATACGGTGACAACCACCATTCGTAGATTGAAGAAGAGGAGGCATAAACCACGGGGACGTTGCGTTCACTGTAGAACTTGAACAGGCGCTGGGATGCCTTCACGTTCACGTCCCAGTATAACTCCGGTTCCTCGTGCGAACGGCGAACACCTGCCATAGCAGCGAGGTGGACAACCATATCATATCTGTCAAGAAAGACACCGGTGCGAATATCGTACTCGTATTCTTCGATGTCATACTTGTCACGGTATAACTCGAGGAATCGGTTGGCGATAAACCCACGGCGATACCCTTGGGTTCCTGTAAGTAGGATTTTCATTTACAACGCCCATGGACGCGATCGTGCTCATACAACTTAAGAAACCCATAGTGAATGGTTTTCAGTATATCCTTGCGCCAGTCCTCAGGGTTATCGCCTTTCTTACCATAGCGATCGTTATACTTGTCGATGTTACCAGAAAAGAACCCCATGCCATGACCGCGATCAACTATAATCTCGGCAGACTGGAGTCCACCCTGACCATAGTGACCGGAATACGTTGTGTCGATATACTTACTGAACTCGGCGATCAACTTATCTTCGCAAAACTTGTAATTGATCTTAGGCGAACTCGACATTTGCCATGACCTCCGTAAAACAGGCAACCAGATTCAACTCAGTGTCCGCAACGAATGCTTGCTTAAACTGATAGTCCGCCAGTATCAATACCAACTGCGGTATGCTATTGGGCGCCACCGAGTCGTACATATTATCATACACGCCACGGAAGATAGACGTTGCGTCAACGTCAACATTATCAGTCACCCAACGTCGCATTTTCTTAAAGTCCTTTTGCTTGAGGCAGGCGAACAGGTTATCATACTCCTGCTGACTGCCTTTGCTCAACACTTCTACCCTGAGTTCGCCGTCTACCGAGTGACGCTGACACTCGTTTATGATACGCCTCCAGTCGGGCGCATAACGCATTATCAGGTTCGCTAGGACGTCATTACTATAGGTGACCCCCTCTTCCTTCAAGATAAACTGCAGTCGTTTCATAAAGGCAGGGCAGAGGTCTGCCATTGACTGCTTGTTCGTGTTGAACTCATAGACACCGCATCTTGAATGTAACGGTTCAATTATACGGTTTTTGAAATTACATGTTAAGATAAATCGACAATTATCAGAGAACTCCTCGATGAATCCGCGAAGCGCAGGTTGCGTAGACTGTGGATTCAGATAGTCTGCCTCATCAAGGATGACTACCTTATATCCACCGGAGAGCGAAACCGAGGAGGCGAACTGCTTAATCTTACCACGCAGGGTATCAATGTTGCCCTGCTCCGATCCATTGATAAGAATATAGTCAAGGTCTAGCGTATCGCAGATAGCACGCGCGATGGTGGTTTTACCCAACCCTGCCGTGCCAGTAAAAAGCATGTTGGGTATTTTACCCGTCCGGACAATGTTGTTGAAAGTTTCTTTTAGATTATTGGGGAGAATACAATCGTCGACAGTTCTAGGACGATACTTCTCAACCCACAAAGAATCGTGATTCATAATATACCTTTCTCAAAGAAAATAAAAGGGGAGCATCGCTCCCCGTTTCACTGTTGGTGCTTTAAGCACTCACGCCCATGGCGTATGCTGCCGCGACCATTGCGCGAGTAGGTGTACCCAATCGGTAGAAAGACTTCGTCTCACCTTTTGAATTGGTACGCTCGTTACAATAGACGGCGTATCCCTTTTCACGTAGCGAACGAACTGCCTCGTAAGGGTTCTTTGCGCCAGTGCGGTTCCGGATCTGCTTAGCAGTAACCTGCTGGCCAGACGTCAGAATGTTCAGGAGTTTAGCTGATTGTGACATAATTATGATTCCTCTGTTTGAGAATGTTGGTTTTCGCACATTTGTGCTATTTGTACACATTGATCGCGCAGTTGACCAATGGTAGATAGTTCTTCGCCGCGAACGGCACCGCGCTGAACCATGGTGTCAATCACAGCAATCATGCTGCGTGACGCTCGATTGGAGAGATCAACAATTTCGTTCATCTCTTCATTCACTTGCTTTTTGTTTGTCATCAATTACCTCCTTCGTATGTTGATGATTTGTCGAGAGCAATTAAGTAGTTGACATCACCCGAAGCACTCTCAAATTTCGAGATTAGTTTATCCGCAAGATATACGGTGTAATCGTCAGGGACTAACTTGAAGTTCGCTATATTGATTAGCATACTAAACTTAGCACCCTCCTCATACGTTCCAGGAACCTCAATCGTAAAGGAGTTGGAGGTATCATCCTTCAGATCAGTAACCGATAAAGAAATAGAACCGTCGTTGTCCTGAATCAACAGTTTATCATGACCCAGAGCAGCAGAAGCACGGCGAATCTTTTCCAAGGTTGCCTTGGTCAACTTCAACTCGATAACCGTGTTGGGCATGCTAACTTCTTTACTCATGGTCGTCAGGTTATCTGCCGCCGAGTAGTAATACCGAACCTTGGACGTGCCGTTCGAATCGCTAACCGTCAAGTAATCGTCATCGAAGACTAGGGTCGGCGAGTCGACCAAGTCAATCACGCCGAGAAACTCATCGAGGTCATAGATACCGAAGTCAACAGGAAACTCCTGCTCAAGAGTAGCACTCGCGATGAT